TTTATTAACCGATGCCCATTGTGGCAAATTTACCAGCGCCATAACCCGCACCTTGAGCGAAGTTCCCAGCCATCGAAGGAAGTATACCCATAGTTGGCTGTTTGTACATGCTTTCAAAAGTAGGCTTATACCCCTGTTGCATCATACCCTGTAAGGAGCTCATAGCGTTCTGTTGAAGGCCACCTCTAAGAGCTGCTAGGTTTTGACTGAGATCACTACCTGCTTGTCCCATGGTCTGATTGAAGGCTGAAGAGCTCTGAGATCCCCCGCTACCCATACCCGCAAACCTCTCCGCGATACCTGGCATTGTCTCTTGCTCGAATTGGCGCTTATATGGATCTTCGAAAGCTGCCATCGCTTCAGGGTCTCCGGAAAGGATCTTTTGAAGCCACTCCATACCTGAACCTTGAGCGCCTCCGAGCTGTGCCATTAGTTGACTCATAAGTTGTTGTTGTTGGGGATTTTGATTTTGAATCTGTTCCCATCCGCCCGAAGTTCCCATCCAGTCAGCCATGATATTTCTCCTATTTAAAATTTCATTATAACACTACTAACGTGATTCTATCCATTCCAAAATTACGTAGCTCGTCGTATATCCTGAATAATCTGAAGGGGTAATAATGTTGACATTTGTAGCGTCTACATTGAGCTCTACGCTATTGCCTGCCGTGTCTACAAAGGGAAGGGGAATAAAGGATGTGCTTGGGTCTGTTGCTGTCCCGTAGATGCGAGTAAATACCGTGTTTGCTGTGATCTGGATGCCGTGAGCCACGCTTAAGGTACCCGTATTGGGTAGGGCTCCCATATCGATAACGGTTCTTGACCCTGGACGATAGACGTTAGCATCGCCTGGAGTGAACCAGTCTTGACCGGTTTGAGTCTCCGAGATGTTTATACCACCTGAAACGTTCCCATCCACATATTGGGCGACTTCGCGTGTATTGATCGCTTCGGCTGATTTTATTAGATAATCAATCAGAATTAAGCGAGCTTCAACCCAAGTCTCAGGAATTTGAATATTCGGAGGCAGGAAAGCTGATTGTGTGCTTGTTGGTTCAAAGCTCATTGTGTTCCTTGGGTATGCTAATCGACAAGTCTTCCGCCAGATTCGCTATAGATAATAATTGAATCTATTAAAACATCACTGTCAACTATGGCGGGGGTGAATAGCTGTCTCTCATCTAAACTTAATTGGTACTCGAAAAACTGAGCGTCTGTAGCTGCAAAGAATCTGTGCCACTCCTTAATTTTCTGCTTCTGGGTGATATCCTCGGCTTGAGTTGAGAAGGTCGTATTGTAAAACAGATCAGACCCATCGTTAACCTCTTCGGTCTCGTTGTAGTCTGTAAAGATCTTACAAGAAATCTCTCCCGCTGCGGTAACAGTTGTTAAGAAATCGATATGTCCAAGGAAGTTCTTTTTACCCTGATTGATCATGTTGAACTTTTTAGAAATAGCCTTGAATCCTATGACTCTTTCGAGAGTACCGCACCCTAGATAAGTCCTTGTTTGAACTGTGGCAGGGATTATATTAGCATCAAGATTTTGAATTGCTCCCCCGTCTCCTAAAACATAGGCGGCTAGTCCATCAGTACTAAGGTTGATCGTAATCAATAGATTTCCTGGATAAGTTGGGTCTGGATCTGGAGTTAAAGCGATCACATAACCATTCTTCCCATTCAACCCAACCATTGTACCCGTAGAGATATTATCAATATAAAAATGCTGACCCTCACTAAAATCATGTCCAGGGGCTGAGATAATAGCTTCTTCGGCTGAACTAATTGAGATTATTGAATATCTTGGCTTTGTATTGAGAACAATATTATTAGCATCCGATAGGGTATCGCCATCAACAATCTTAAATATTCTATCGTTAAGCTCTAAACCACCCGTTCCAAGAATATCTTTCACTTTAACATACTCCCCAATCTGTAGGGTGTGATCCTTAACGTTTAAAATAACTCCAAGAGGATTATTTGTTACGTCTGTTATTTGAAGGCTGCTATCGTTATCAACTTTTGAGTTCAGGATTGAGACAAAACCTTCTTGATTTCCTGCTATGATATTGGGAAACTGAGATTGAAGTTTAGCCGTTACCCAGGAAGAGTTGGTTGCTTCCCAAGTTCCTCCAATGCTTGCCCATGTAATGTCATTGAATCTCTGGAACTCTCCAAAACATGTAAAGCAATCAGTGAAAACCGCCCATGTCTTGTTATGATAGTTGAAAACTAATGCTTTATCGGGAAATTTTGTCTCTGATGATGCGCTAGGGAATGTCCAATATACGATTCTCTCAAAAAAGTCTCTTATTCCGTGTACTCGCTTGGGCCCGTCACTAAGATCTGAAGAAACATCGAAAGTATTGTGCATGTTAAAAACTTCATCGGGGATATTTTCGTCTATCCTTTCAACTCCGTTTCCATCACAAGAGTTTATTGATTTATCTCCTACAAAGAGAAGTCCTTTATCAAAAGCAACCATGGAAAATGTGGACTCTGAACCTAGCTCGACGTTGATTCTTTCCCACACAAAAGGGAGTATGTCATTACCTGAGTATCTTAGCGCCCAAGTGGAAGTTTCGAAGCCTACAACTAAAAGATCTCGGATAAACTGAGCTGAAACGATATGTTCGTTTGTCGGAGCGTCAACATAACCACCGCGTCCCTTTACATCAGAACGCCATTCATCAGGTGCAAGAGGAAGGACGCCAGCGGCTACAGAAGAGAAGGGAGCTCCGTTTTGAGACCATCGAGCACGGCTAGGATATTGAATAGATCCGACAAGAGTGTTTCCTTCATAGGTATTTAGAGCTACCATCCGACCCTTGTAAGGGATAAGTATTTTTGCTTGTTGTAGTTTAGGATTTCCAGTTGAATCTAGGGAAGGAGCGAAGATATGCCAGCTTAGACTATCATAAACATAAATAGGATCTCTTGTACTTCCAAGATTGAAATTCGTAACCCAAAAATACTGCTCTTGGTTGGAAGTTCTCCAATAGTTAGTTCCAAAAAAGAAATCTCGATCTATTCCGTTCCATGTAACCGGAGTTGTTGAAGCGAGTTCTTGGAATTGTCCAGCCGTATTATTGAAGAAATAAGAATATCGAGTATCGAAGGCTATTGTTTGCTCTGCGTTGATATCGTTCTGCTCTCGGCTGGGTAAACCCATTACTGGAAGGTTTGGGTAATATCCGTAGTTAGAAACTACTGCGGCTGCCGGCGGTACGGGTGGCGTTAGGGATGGGGGTAATGTTGCATTATCAAAAGTGAAATTAACTTCACCTGTCGAATATAAAACAAAAGATCCGTCAACCTGTCCAGAGCCCCCTAACGGATATAGTGTAAAATCTGTTGAATCAATATTAACGGTGATTGAAGTTGCTGTAATACCTGTAATTGTTCCAACCGTGTCATTAATCTCTATCATTCCAATTACATTTTGTATTAAAACTTTATTCCCAACAAGAAATTGGTGAGCGCCAATTGTTATTTCTGCCGAAGCGGCCTGTGTAATTCCTGTAATTGTCTGAACTGCGTAAAGATCCCACTGAGTACCTATAGTTCTTGTAAAATGACCGGTTCCATTGTCTGAAAACTCTACTAAATCGACACCATCATCTAGTAAAATTGATAAAGAATTCTTTACAACTGACGATTGAGGCTCCGCAACTCTTACTAAAGCCATCAAATCAGCAATATTGTAATCGTTCGTCCCATCGGCTGCGGTTTGAGACTGATTAGTAATATTTCTCTGCAATCTTCCTAGGAGACTATAGCCCTTACGCCTTCTTAACCTACCTCGCCACTGCCATATATTGGTAAGTTCTTGGTAAGCATCATCAGAAAGGACAAAGGCGTCTCTATCCTTAACAAGTCCGCTTTCCGCGTAGGTGATGGCCGTAGGGGTATATCTTCCCATTATTGAATCCTCCAGCAAATAGCGCATCCGCGGATTAGACCAGTAATTAAGGTATTATTTTGGTTTTTAAAGTCAAAAATAATTCTAGTTGTATCGACTGAAGCCCCGTATGTAGCGTTATTTTGAACCTGAGCAATCACCGGATTGTTTGAATTATCAAATCCGCTTACATGCCAAAAATAGTTAGAATCAACAAGCTGGGCTTGTGCTGCTGCTGTCAGGGTTAACGTATATCTTCCGGCGGGTGCAACAACTAACGGGTCAACGGCTCCGATTGAGGCTCCTTGATGAGCACCTGTAATGCTAAAGTTAACAGCAACAAAAGGAACAAGACCGATAAATAAATTACCATCTTTGGTCATCTGAAAAGCGGCACCTTTTGAGGACTCCGGCTTTAGATAAATCTCTGTGTCCCCTGAAACATCATCTTTTGAGTACATGATATATTCATCTGATTGAGCTGAAGGATCAGCCGCTTGCTTAACAAGAGTACAAAACTTGTGTTTCCCCTTATCGGCTCCCGGGTCGTCAAACGCGACGTGATTGACTCCAAATTGAGTATTAAGCTCGCTAAAGTTTTCTAATAGATCACCTTGACTTACTGAGATTAAATCGGCCGGCTGAGGTATGTTTCTGTTATAAGTCATTTTATTCCTTATTGCGCTACGGTATAGGCTTGAAATAGCATTCTTAAGCCGACATTTTGAGGTGGATATTGATTAGGTAAACCATTAGGCGGAACTATAGCATTCATAAATCTAAAAGAAGCGTTTGTAATTGTGCTTCCATATACTGCGCCTTTTGCTGGTTGGGCATTTCCTGCGGCTAATCTCAATCCTACAAAATTAAAAGCATTAAAACTTTGAGTAATCCAAATATAATTATCTGTTTCTAAAGCATTTGCAAAATTTATATTCCAAATTGATTGGAATTGAGAATCTTTCGTTATACTTAGGATGTTGAACGAGCAATCAATAAGGATCGGATTTCCCTCGTCGTCCAAGCCTTCCT